CATGTAACTTGCCCGAGTACTTACTCAATAGTGTAATCGGGACGCTGTGCCAGAACCAGTGATTGTATCTCATAAATGGTCTATTCCTCGTAAGGTTTGTCGTTGTCTATGCGGCGCTTTAATCCGTACCCATCGTAGTACCACACACGATTTTTAGGGTCGAGCGGTATATGCGGCATGTCAAAAGGTAGCTCAAGCTGTACTTCTTCAAGTTCGATCTTAGGTTTGGACGTACCCATACGCCTTCTCCATGACTTCACTGCCCGCTGTTTTCAGGTAGCGTAATAAGGATGCAATCTGGAAGGTACCATCAAAGTCTGGAGCTTCCTGCTTCATAGTTTCTGTAAACAGATCAGGATCTACATAATCCATTTCAAGTTTAACATCCCCGTTTCTCGTTAGGCCGCACTGAAGAGTAAACAGTGCATCTATCTTTGTTGTTGGTTTTTGTTTCATGCCTCAATCTTTTTAAGCTGGTTAATGGGAAGGTTGTAGCAGTCGGCACGGAATATGAAACCGTTCGACGGGTCTACATCGCCACGAGTGTAGCGAGTAGCTTTGGTGTAGAACTCGGACTTCTCTATTAAACCGAGTATCCATGCACGACGCATGTTATGAAGTACACGTACAAAGACGTAATCGTCGCAGTCTTGATCTGAGCCGTGTGCCGCGACAGAACAGTCGTAATGCCCTTGAGGGATGCTGTCACACCGCTTAGTCTTAACGTCGATACGACGCCCATCATGTACGAGATCGTAGTGATAGGTATTGGAGAATTCGGCGTTAAGTACTCGCTGTACAAGTACTTCACCGACGGAACCGAGCGTGTTGCTCTGACCGTTTGTTATGCTACCTGCAAGTATTGGCATGTTGGATGCCCGTTTGCCAGCTTCTACAAGTATGTCTTCTGTAATATCAATCGCTATCATCTTCTAATGCCTCTATGTAATCGGGATACACAAATACAGGGGTGCCTTCTCCGACATACGCACCAAGTATGTTGTACTCGAAGTACTCGAGAGCATCAACCGTATTCATTCCGTGCTCTTGGACGAGAATGTCGATGCACTTTGATGAATCGTACACGAGGATGTTGGGGGCACCACAACGGCACCCTAGTCCAATTATAGCATCATCAAAGCCATCGACTTTCATCATCGTATTTATTCCGCCGCAACTATGTCAACAATCTCACAGGCACCTGCAGAACAAGCCAATTCACGATTACCGTTAGTTGTGTCGTGTGTCTCGAACTGCCCCATATCCATCCAATCTATATCCTTTGGCATGGTCATGTCAACATTAATTATGTTGCCTTCAGGGGTTTCTATTCTTTGGAACTTGCCGTCATACTCTTCTTTTGTGATATCTTGGTACGGAGCTTGCTTGTACGTGTGATCGCTGAAGGGCAAGAACGAGATACCGCTAACCAGATCGAAATGCTCGTACACCCAAGCACCAACCTCGAGCCACTCGTGCTCTTTGACACTGATCGTCACGGACGGTTTGTGCTCGCACCAGTGCATAGCGTACACTTTCCACAGCTCAAGTTGTTCGATAGCTGTCATGTCATTACGGCATGTAGCGCCTTCTGGAGAACGTGTGATGAAGCTAAACACAGTCGTATTGTCAGGCTTCATAACGTCAGGCTCATTAGGTACGCCCTTGTTAATCAAGAACTGTGTGAGCGGATCTTTGTTATCTCCGCGTACAGTACGTACATAATAGGGGTTGTGACGGGCGTGAATACCACTAGCAGAGTCTGTTAACTGGGACACAGTACCTGATGGCTTGACACACGTAATGGCTGTGGATGGGTTAATACCGATCTGCTCTGCCACGTACGCATTCTGGGTCACAGCGGCTTGGCGCATCTTAACCAACCAGCGATGTGAATCTACCGTCTTAGATAGTACAGAATGGTCCATAATACCCGTGAGTGAAACCCCGAGAAGACGCTCTTCTGCTGTGTTGTTCTCCCACACTTTACGTAGGTACTTGAAGTTTGTCAGCGTAGACTGAAACGTACCGAGAGTTGTTGCAAGACGTACCTTATGCGTAAGAGTATCAATAGTATCTGTAGCGCGTACGACCACTTCTGATAGGTTACAGAACTGGTACGGACGAAGGATAATCTCTGAACAGGGGTTGCACCCGAACTCGTGATCCCCGTCACGGCGACCATTCTCAAGTACTTTCTGACGGGCGGCGTCTCTATTGAAGATGCCCCGCTCTCCGCTCTTACTATCGTACAGAGAGAGCCACTCTTTCATGAACGTACCGATGTCTGGGCGTTTCGAGTACGAGACAGAGTTATTGGCGAGGGCACGTTGTCCGTTGTCCTCCCACCACATGCCCGCTTTGGCGTGTGCCATCTCACGGTTCGATAGATCAGATAGACTGATAAGGGCAGAACGACGTACACCGCCTACCACAACAATCTCACCGATCTTGCACATGATGTCGTGGCACTCAAGAGCAGAAAGACGACGACCCGCCGCTTTCTTGAAAATGTTGATCGTAAAGTCACATAGCTCTAGGAGAGGTTCAGGGCCCGATGCACGACCTCCCATAGTCTTCAAGCGCTCACCTGCAGGACGTACGGCTGATACGTCGATAGAAGGTATCTGTCCTGCGTACAAAAGAGAGATAAGCTCGCGGTATGAACGTGCCCATCCGCTGCGGCTGTCCGCAACGTGTACGACAGTGGGAGACTTTTCAAAGTGTTCGTTAACGATAGGTAGCCTACCGACGTTAGACTCCTCAACAGAGAATCCTACACCCGTACCGCACATCAAGATGTACATGCACTCATCGAATGCACGAGGGCTGTCAACAGGTACGTACGAACAGTTGTATCCGACGATATTGTCACGCTCAAGGGCGGGGCCTGCAGTCATCAGGCAACGCATAGACGGCATGATATCAAGATTAAGAACAGCCTCCTCCAACTCTTCTCGGAACTTTTTATTCAGTTTATAATTATGGTTGTCCAGCAGATGCTTCTCCATAAAGTTGAAGTACCGAGCAACGGTTTCTTCCCACGTCTCGCGGCGGTTCTGTTCAGGTAGCCATCGAGCGTAGCGCGACTTATGGATGAATTGTTGGTAGACGGTTGGTAATCGATTAGATATCATGACATTATGCCTCCTCTTTCTTTTCTTCGATTTCGATTAGTTTAGTTAAGTACCACTGAGCTTTACGTAAATCCTCAAGCCCATTTTTATACTGCCAACGCCAAAGGTACTTCATGACATTGCCTTGTAGGTAGTTGATGAAACCGTCACCAAGAGCGGCCTCGATTGCATCGATACACTCGATTCCTGATTGATTGTAGTGTGAGGGTTTGTTTACAGGGTCGCTCATTGTTTCGGACCAAAGTTAACACGAATAATGTTATCGTCGCCTGCTTCAAAAGAGAGACCTGCCTCTTCGGTTGCAGTTCTCTTGAACTTGTCGAACTCAACAGCGGCAGCTCCGTATGCAAACACATTCTCTACGTCTGTATTGAGCATTGCAAGAAGCCCCTGCATAACAATCTCAGCAGGATGCGGGTATCCTTCCTCATCTAGCTTACCCTCTGTTGTATCGTACAGAGTTACTGCAAACGTCTCTTCACCTGTAGGACGTACGACCATGTAGTACCGATCAGGGAGTAGAGTAGCACGCTCCATCTCGATTGCCATTTCAAATTCATCTTTCATTAAACCACTCAACAGGTACGCTACCTTCTGCCCACATGAAACCGTGCTTCTCGCACCACATGGCATAGGTCGTCTTACTGCCCTTTCTAATTTTGTTACGCGCTCTCATAAACACGAATCGTATATCTATATCAGGATTCTGTTTCTTGATCAAGAGGTGTTTTGCGCGATCTGCAGTATCAAACTTTCCTTTCGCCTCAACAAAGAATCCGTACTCGGGGAACCAGAAGTCAGGCGTGTAGTTCTTTATCTTCGGCTGATACGGTACTTTATGTGTTTCGTACTCATAGTTAACTTGGGCCTCAGCAAGTTTCCTAGCGAGGCCCAACTCGAAGTCTGATCTGAATTTGTGTCTGTGTGAACTCAAGTCGGAATCTCCAGCGATATGGGCGAGAAATTGTTCAGCAGTAGGTCTAATCGCTTTAACACGTATCCTGCCATCTTTGGGGACGACCTTTCTAAATATGTAATCTGCTCTTGTATCTTTTGAGTTGGTAGGCATACAATCCCGTTATTGTTTAAGACAAAATTTACTATCTGGAATTGGCGCTCAATCCTACGAACATCCCGCTCGTACGTGTCGCCGTTAAGGTGTGAGCACAGACCCTCTGGTAAGTACAGCTCAAGAAGAGTAAGGGGCAACCCTTTACTGTGATTCCGAAGATACACAACATCAGGTGTGCCCCCCTTCTCAGTAGAAGACTCTACATAAACATAGAACACATTGGGGTTTAGCTCTACGTCAGATGGTTTAAAATGAGTATAAAAGAGTAGACTCATACAACGCTTTCTACTTTATGTTTAGTGTACCAAGCCCCCGGACGAGACTGTGCTCTTGATGTAGCTTTGGGGGCGTACACCGCATCAGGCCAGCATTCATTCTTGAATCCACAGAAGGAACACGATGTACACATTACTCGATTACCTGTAGGCTTTCCCTTGTGCATCTCGCGCTCATCCTTGAATCCACGAGTAAACTCA